ATATACAAGATGCCCACCTATGTAAGCTACTGCAAACAAAGGTAAGCAAATTGTAAAGAAGTATAATATTTTTATTACTTTAGAGATACGGCTACACTTGTTGTGCTACTCTTGGCAGGGGGGTAAACTTTTGTAACCTCGCCAGTAACTCCGTTAATAATATCAAGTCCTTGATGCGGAACTTTTTTAAGGAACTCTTCCATATCCTTTTTGGCTTTAGCTGCGCTATTGTACTCGGCCATAATTTCCTCGTATTGTGGGCTTTCGCATTTGCTATAATCGTACTTAACTCCTACCTCTCGAATGTTAAACTTTGCGCTCATATACTCAAAGTCCTTGCCGTTTAATACGGCTGCTTGTAATACGGCATCTTTGTAGTCCTTGTTTGCCTTTAGGGTTTCGAGCATATCCTCTAAGGCTTTAACCTGGAGATGTGTTTTTAACGGATCAAGTTCCCCTGCGTTTAAGCGTTCAATTAATTGATAGGTAAACTCAGTCCTTTGTTCTTTTGTTGTTTCGAAGATTTGTTGTAGTTCCATTGGTTTGTTTATTTGTAGTTTATATGGTTCTGTTCTATTAACTGATATTCTTGGCATACCAAAATATCCATCGTCATCAAAATAAAAACTCATATTGTTTGGGGTTATTTGTTTTGTTTATATGTTTGGTTGTAGTATTGTTCTCCTTCTTCACGATAGCCAAATACTCCATCTATATTACCATAGTAAGCATCTATTATCTGCTCTTTTTCTTTTTCTTTATATTTTTTAGCTATGCCAATAGCGTAATCAAAAGCTGCTACCATATCTAAATTACCTTCCTTAGATACTTTATAAGAGTAGCTTTGCATTTGTTCTATTAGTTGATTTACTGCCGTTTTCATATTGTTTCTGGTTTGTAATTATCAATGTCAAAAAAGCCGATTTTTGACTTATGTTCTGGACTTCTCATTCTACGCTTAGAAGGTTCATAACCTTGCTCGTTGCAGTAGGTTAGTATCTCCAGATAGGTAGCATCAATGTTATTCATCATTATGCTTATCGGCTCACTTGCGTAATATTTGTCTATATATTCTTTTGCGCTTTGTGTCATTGTATTTAATTAAATAGTCAGTTAATGCTGCCATTACAAAACCTGTCGCAATTAGCAGAAGGCATATAGCGTAGATCATTTTGAGTAAATGTCTTGTAATTGACCAATAAGGTAACAAGCTACTAAAAATACGGCTAAAAGTTGTGCGGTTTCTTTTTTCATTGTGTTTGTGTTTTGATTAAATAATAACCAAATATACAAGTTTTACACAATCCACCAAATTTATTTTTGTAACCTTGTTGCAATTATAGAAAGGCATACCTACCCGTGCCACGTTTAAGGCTGAAGTTCTGCCAAGCCAATGCCAAAGCCATAACGGCATCATCGTGAAAGCCTGAAGGTGCGGAATACTTTACCCCGGTTGCCGTGTATTGATACTCAAATACTTCTAACTCCTGGCTTATTATCCCCTCTGGGTAGCCTATTTTACCTTGATGTATCGCAGCCTGTAGCCCTTCCATAAGCTGCTGCTTACTTGAACTTGTAAACTTTAAGCCTTGTATCATTACCCCTTCTCTTTGTAGGTCTTCGAGTATTGGGTCTCCAACCCCCGTAGAATCGACAAGGATAGGGCATTTAGGCAGCCTAAGGATAGTTTGCTTAGTATTGTGCCAATCCATTTGAAAGCGGTCAAAATAAGCCACGTTTCCATCTTCGTCTAAGCCTACAATAACAGTCCAATCGACCGACTTCGCCAGATCAATTCCATAAGCTACTACCGGCATATTTGTTACTGGGTGTAAGCACTTGCGTATGTGTTGGCTTCCAAAAGGGTTTGCTGCGTTCTCAGCAGGGTTTGCCATATACTCCTGCTCAAATACAACCTCTGGCAGTTGCTTCCTTGCATCGTCTATTTCTTGTGGGTCAATGTAAGGGTTATCGTATGTAGTAAACTTAAAGCTTTGCCAATCGGGTTCAGCTTTGCTAAACAAACTAAAGAAGTAGTTTTTACCTTTAGGGGTGCTAAGGAATATAGCTTTACCCTTGTAGTCAGTTAAGGTAGGTCTTATTGAGTTAAGCCACCCGTCTTCAAGGTTAGGTATAAATGAAGCCTCGTCTACTATTACCAGGTTGAACTTTCGCCCTCTCAGGTTATCCAAGCGTTCCCCTGTAAAGAACTCGACCTTGCCACCATTTGGGAAGCTGATATTTAAGTCCGATTTGTTATTAGGGAACGGAAGGCTATTGCATAACTTCTCAAAGAATACCTTTGCTAATTTGTAGGTCGGTGTTATGTAAGCAACCTGACCGCCTTTAATTGCGGTTGTAATACATTTGATCTGGCTTAACTCAGATTTGCCGAACCTTCTACCGCACATAACAACTATGTACCTGGCTTCGCAGTCAAGTATCTTCTTTTGGTTTATATGTCCGTTTGGTAGTTCTATCCGCATTAAAGAATTGTCTTGCCGTCTACAAATACTATCTCAATCCTGTTATCTGTTTGAATATCCATTTGTTCTTTAGGCTTACCATAAACACGAGTAAGCAAAGTTTCTAAACTATAAAGGCTGCCTTTCTCTAAACTTTTACGCATAGCTGCTGCAATCGTCTTTTCTAATATTGTTGCCTTCGGGTTATCCCATACTGTTTTAAGTTCCTCTAAGTCCATTGACATCATAGCTTGTATGGTGTCGTTTATCTCAGCAAGTTTATAGCCCTGCTCTTTAAGTAGGCTTACATACTTCCTGGGTCTGCCATTTGGGTTTCCCGATTGTCCTGGTTTGAAAGGTATTAAGTGTTCTTTGCTCATTCTGTTACGCTTCTGTTTTAACATAAGGTTGACCATTCCTTTTAACTTCTAATGTCGGGTCAAGTTTAATCATTCGGTCTACTATCACTTGACAGTACTTAGGGTCGAATTCTACTAAATATCCTTTTCTATTTAATTGATGTGCAGCTACCATTGTTGTTCCTGAACCACCAAATCCGTCTGCAACTATATCTCCTTGCTTACTACTATTACCTATTTGGTATGCTATTAAAGGTATTGGTTTCATAGTAGGGTGTTCTGTATTTCTGCTTGGTCTATCAAATTCTAATATAGTTGTTTGCTTTCTGTCTGAATACCATCCGTGAGCAGCTCCCTCTTTCCAACCATATAAACAAGGTTCGTGTCTCCATTGGTAATCTTGTCTTCCCATTACCATTGAATTTTTTACCCATATTAAACACTGCTTAACCATTATACCTGAGTTTTTCATTGCAGACCTGAAATTAGCACCTTCGCTATCAGCGTGCCAAACATACCAAGCACCACCTGCTTTTGTATAGCTTCCTAAAGCGGTATAGAAGTCATAAAGGAATTGATAAAAAGAGTCATCCGACATACTATCGTTTTGAATAGTAAGTGCATCTTTTGTTTTGCCTTCATAAGCTACGTTATATGGTGGGTCTGTAACAACTAAATCAGCTAATTGATTTTCAAATAGTTTTGCAAAAGTATCTGTTTGAGTACTATCGCCACATAATAATCTATGTTGTCCGATTTCAAATAAATCTCCTAATACTATATCAGTTCTTAAATGTTCAGGTATTTCGTAATCATCTTCTTGTGCTTCCTCTTCTGTCTTAAAGCCAGGTATATCTAAACCCCACTCTTCAAGTTCTGCTGCATCCCAATTGTTAGCGAGGTCATCCCAATCCCATTCGCCATAGCCTACGTTGTCTTTAACTATAAATTCCTTTTGCTGCTGCTCGGTTAGTTCACTTGCTTTAATAATAGGTATCTCTTTAAGTCCTGCTTCCTTACAAGCCTTTAATCTCATATTGCCACCAAGTACAACCATATCGTCATTTACAACAATAGGTCTTAGCTTTAGCATTTGTGGGAACTCGTTAATTGACTTTACAAGCTTTGCAAACTTATCGTCTTTAATTATCCTGGGATTGTTTGGGTTTGCTTTTACTGTGTTGATTGGTACGTTTTGTATCATAGTATGCCGTTAATTATGTCGTTTGCTTCGTCTATTGCATCTTCTTGATCTAAGTAAGTGTCTACGTCTGCTATATGCTTATTGATTAAAGTTTCTGCCATTGCGTAGGTATAATGTCCTATCGTGGTCATATCGTCTCCGTTTTTACCTGTCTTACATACCGCAAGGAAGTAAGCTTTATGCGTAAGGAGTAGCCATATAGCGTTTAGTTTTCTCATCTACCTTGACCTCTATAAGCTTTTTCTCTTGGCGTATGCTTATTAAAGGACTTCTTTGCAGAGCCTCTTTTGCGTTTGCCAAAGCTAACTTTGTTATTGTTCTCTTTAATCTTTGCCATAATTCTTTGCGTGTATGTCTTTTAGGAACTCTTTATATTGTTTTTTGTCTCCGTATTCTATGTGGCACTTTCTGCATAACCCCATTAGGTTTTCAATCGTGTCTTTGTCTTTACTGCCACCCATTCCCCTAGCCTCAATATGATGTATATCTACCGCTTGTGAGCCACACACTTCGCAAGGAATGAAGTCCGTTTTTTTATACCTCATTCCCTGCAAATAAATTTGTGTGTGTTTCTGCATACTTTCCCCATTAAATTTTCCGTTGATTAATAATTAAAAAATTTAAGTATGCAAATTATTTTCCGTCTATTTCTTTTAGTTTATTAATTGCCCATTCAACCCCACTCGTACCGCCCCACGCATCCCAGGCAATTCCGCCACAACCTTCGCTATAAGGAACGTCTTTATGTTGTTGGTGTCTTTTAAAGGAAGCCATACGGGCAATAGTATCTCTACTAATTGGCTCACGATTTGCCAACTGTCTTGCCCTTGCTTTTCCCGTTGCTTCAAGACAAGAACCCCAACCATTTTTCTCAGCCCATTCTATTGCCCTCTTTGCATTGTTAGTAGCTGACTCAGGATAATCGGTATAGCTTTCTGCGAACTTACCACCTGCAAGAATAGCTTTCCATACTTGCATAGCTTTTTCCTCGGTATCGTACACGCAACCGCCTTGTCCGATTTTCCATTTTCCTGAACTGCATTGTGTTACTGGCATAGTTTACTATAAATATACTTTCGGTCTAAATTTATCTCGTCAAAGTTATACTTCTTTTGGCAGAACTCAAATAGCTTCTGTCCGCTCTCCTTTCGCATATCCGCATCACTTACTAAATCTTTAATATGTTTGTACCAATCCTTTTGGCTTTTAACGTAATGCACGGGCATATCAAGGTAAGGATTGACTTGGCTAACAATAGCAGGGTTCTTTTTAGCAGCCGTTTCTAATACTTTAAGGTTTGACTTCATAGCGTTGAACTTGTTATCAACCAATGGGATAACTGAAATATCGCTATCAGTGTAAGCCCCCATATATTCAGTAACCTTTGCATAATTATAGATCGTAGGGTTAAGCTTTAGTCCGCAAGTAAAGGCATCAATCATTTTATCCCAGATAGGTTTCTCCCCGTCATTGTAACCTGCTATTACAGTTCTTATATTCATACCTTGTAACCTTTTAAATGGCTGCCTAAGTATTTCTATATCCCTTTCGTGCGTTCCGCTACCTGACCAAAATAATCTAACCTTGTAATCTTCGGTCTTGTTGTCCTGGAACTGCTCTTGCCCATAAGGTAAAGCGTTTGGTAATATGTGAACGTTCTTATTGTAAGGACTTATCTCACTTGCTAACCTTTCGTGAGTGCAGGTACATAGGTCTGCAATATTTAAGTAATCGGTAATTAATTTAGGTATGTTATTATACTTGTATCTCCAATATAACAAATGGCTTTCGCTAAGTTCCCAGTAATCGTCATTGTCTACTACTAACTTAAAGCCGTACTTGGTGCGCCAAGTGTCCATTTGCTTTGCATCTATTTCGTTAAGCATTCTATTCATTATCACAATATCCCACCCTTGCTCTAATAGTTCGTCATTTAGTACATCGGTAATAAGTGCGTACTCCTTTTCTAAGTGTACTATCGGCATCATAATTCGGTGCAGTCCTACACCTGAGTTGGCAGAAGTTATACAAAGTATTCTCATAAATTTATATAATATGTTTTATTGCCGTTTGTATAAGCAGATACATTATTGCTATGCAAACTCCAGGTCTTTTGTACTAATTCATTTTTATTATAACCATAAGCATCAATACTATTTTGCTCAATATGATTTGCGGTATATTCTTTAATGTATTTCGTATGCAAACCTGCTGCTCTGCATCTCGTACAATAATCTAAATCTATTGCTCCGTAAGGGTCAAGTTCTTGATTAAATGCACCAACTTTATTTATAGTTTCTTTTGTGATAGTAAAGTTACCAGTTAAATCAGCCGTGTCATTACTCATACTATCTAAAGGAATAGAACAAATACCAATAGTTTTGTCTTGTAAAAAGTCATTTCTTATTTGCAACCAATTATAAGGTTCTAATATATCGTTACCCATAATAGTTACATAATCTATATTATCAAAGTTTAAATTCCTTAAGCCTTTATTAGTTGCAAATGCTATGCCTTCTTCATTAATGATAGTAACTATATCAATATGCTTACCAGCATTTTTGATATTCTCAAACAATGTATTGATGTTCCTGTCTTTATAGTTTAAGTATACTATTGCATTCATTATCTTATGTTTGAGCCGATTTCCCTTGCCGGTACTCCTGCATATTTAGTATTTGGTTTTGCATCTCCTTTAACAAAGGCACTTGCACCTATCATACAATTTTCTCCTACGTTTGCAAATTGATGCAGAACTGCATTAAGTCCTATATTAGCACCATTGTCTACAATAGAATGTCCACCTATTTTTGCTCCGCAACTTATTGTTACGTTATCTAAGATTGTGCAATCGTGTCCTATGTGTGCGTGTTTCATTATGAAGCAATTATTGCCTATAAAGGTATCTATTTCGGTTCCGGCATCTATTGTTACAAGTCCTGTAATAACATTGTTATCGCCTATGTATACTTTTCCTTTTTCTTTATTCCAGAACTTCTTATGCTCTGCTTTGTCTCCGATAATACAATAAGGACCAATGTAGTTTCCTTCTCCGATAATTACGTTATCGCCAATAATAGCGGTGGGGTGGATAAAGTTAGCCATTCTTTTTTTTATTTTTGGGTTTAGGTTGCTCTTCGTACCAAGTATACAAGCGTTTAATCATATCGAAAATACAATTACCGCACCATACTGTTAAGATAAAATCTGGACTCATATACTTACGATAAATATGCTCGTACATTTTTAAGATGTCTAAATCGATATTACGCACATAGCCATTTTGAACTGTATGCCAATTACCAACGTGTTGATCTAAAAAATTTCGGTGTTCTATTTCCATAAGTTCCACATTAGTTTTGAAAGTAAAGGTGCTAACACTCCCGGAATAAATACAAACGCAATTATATCGGTACATATTGCAGGTAGTAAATATAAAGCCAATCCTGTCCAAGCTGCTAAACAACTCGTGCAACTAAAAGGCTTAAAATCTAAATACCATTTTCTATGGAATTGGTGTATCTCTACAAAGAATATTGCAAAGCATATTGCTGCTATAATTATCATTTGCGTAATTGTTTTTTTAGTTCGCGTTTAGTTAATTTAAGTTCCCTATGTATTGACATATACGGAATACCTGTAACCCTGCTTAGTTCTTTAGCATTACAGTTATGCTTGATAGCATACACTCGTAATAGTTCCGCTTTGTACCAGTGCATCTTTGATAGTTCATCTTCTACTTTGTTAAGTAAATCTTCGTCTCTATCGTGTACTATTAATTCTACTTCTAAAGGTTTTCTGTATGTCCTATAAAATTGGCTTGTATTACTCTGCATCATATTAATCATAGTTCTAACTAAGTAGAACTTTAATACGTTCCGGGTGCGCATATCAATTAAACGCTCCTCTTCCATTTCACATAACACCTTAAATAACTCGCTTCTTAAATCGTCTCGTAAATCTTCAGGCTGCATCTTGTCTATTGCTTCCTTAAGTTCTCTGCTTTCCCAAAGTTCTAATATGATGCTATTCTTGTTCATACTCCTTTAAGGTTAGTTTGCCGTTCTCTTCGGTTGCTATGTAACAAAAACAATTTGCCGTCTTTGCTAAGTTTAAGAATGCTATTTGATAACTGCTAAGTTTATCTCCTATGGCTTTGGTTTCGCAATAAACCGCAACCCCTGTTTGTGTATGAAAACCGACAACATCTGGAACTCCTTTAAGTCCTATGAAGGTGCGACCTCTTACCGCAAGGTTATTATTGCGCCATACAAAGCACCCGTTTTTATTTAGGGTTTTAATTGCTTCTTTGGTTAATTCGTTTGCGGTCATATTACAAAACTATATTAAGAAAATGAAACTTTACCAATTTTTATTTGCTCATCAAAAAATAAAGCTACGGCTACGGCTCGAGCCTGGTTCTTTAACCATTGTTCAGTCCATTCGTCTCGGTACTGCTTTGCGCTTATGATGTCCATTTTATTAGCTTTGTAGGTTATAATCTCCATAAGTTTCTTTTTAGCAAGTGCGCCATCTTCTTTTGTCCATACCTTGATGCCTGAACTATTAAGTTTTGTAAATACAGATAATGGGTTAAACAACCTATCAAAAGTTCTATTTTCCAGAACCTTATATTCTTGATAAGAGTAATCAATTATCTCTAAATCGGTTAAGTGTGGTATTGCTTCAACTCTTTCCTGTGGCATCATTTTTCTTACTTCATTTGCTTTTTTCTTGTACCTGTCCATAACCTGACTAAAGTATGCAGGGCTAAAGTTTTGATAATGATCTATAAAGTCATTGGCTACCATTTGCTTAAACGCTACTTTAACTTCGTTTATTGTAAAGTTTCCGTATTCAGTTCTTATCCAATCCTCTAAAATTGCTAACTTAACATCTCCAGGATTGTTGATACCTACAAGCTGCATCAAATAAATAAGGTTTTGCTTAAATATGATAGAGTTTATGTTCCTCATTCGTTCCCCCGAAA